AATTTTAGAAGCTCAAAAAAAAGACCCATTAGCTTTTGATTGGATTAAAAAGAAAAAAGGAGAATTAAAACCAATTACAATTCAAAGAAAAGAATTAGAAAAATTTTTTGATAAAGAAACTCTTGATAGACTTTCAGATAAAGGAGTGCAAGAACTTGCCATATTTAGACAAGAAGCTGTTTATCCAGATGCTAATTCTATTTCTTTTAGAAATATAAAAAATGGTAAATATGAAGTGTATGAAGTTGGTGAAGATTTAGTTACAGCTTTTAGAGTTATGGATAATCCTAGTATGGATTTTGTAGCAAAATGGCTAACAGCACCTACTAGACTTTTAAGAACAGGTGCAATTATAACTCCAGATTTTGCTTTGCCAAACTTTTTTAAAGACACAATGAACGCAACTTTTTTATCTAAAGTAGGATGGATTCCTATAGTAGATTCAATTAAAGGAATATTTCATGTTGTCTACAAAGATCCTTTAAAAGCAACAGAAGCATACAAAAGATATGTAAAAGGTGGTGGAGCATTTTCTACATTAAGATCGGTAGATAGAACTGTGTTTGATAAAGATGCTCATACTTTATTAAATAAAGGTGTTATGAGAAATGAATATGAAATTGGATTTAAAAATCCATTAGGACCTTTTAAATATCTTACAGATGTTTCAGAATTATCAACTAGAGTTATGATGAATGAAAAAGTTTATCAAATAGCAAAGAAAAAAGGTTTATCAGAAAGAGATGCTTTACAAAGAGCAGGTTTTGAAAGTAAAGATTTACTTGACTATACAAGACAAGGAACAGTAGCTGGAAGAATTAATAAAGGAGTTCCATTTTTTACAGCAAGAATAAATGGTGCGGTAAAGGCTTATGAAGCAGGTAGAGATAGACCTAAAAAATTTTTTGCTATGATTGGACTTGCTGTAGTTTTACCAACTGTAGGTAATTATATTTCTAATTTAGATGAAAATGGAAAACTTGATAAAGACTATCAAGAACTTCCAGACTATATTAAGAACAATAAATATTATTTTAAAGTAAATGGTAAAGGAAGGTTTTTTCCAAAAGGATTTGAAGTAGGTACTTTTTTTTCTAACCTTACTGAAAAAGTTTTAGATTATTTAAGAACAAATGAAAAACAAGAATTTATGAGTTATGTAAAAGATTTTGCTAAAGAACACGCAAAAGGATATTCTCCAATTCCAACTTTTTTAAAACCTCATATGGAAAATTTATTTGACTATAGTATGTTCAGAGAAGCTCCAATATTACCACCATCAGCTCCAAAAGATATGCTTAATTCAGAATACTCAACAGAGTATACAAATCCAACTATAAAAGCATTAGCAGAAAATTTAACAATTATTGTTGGAGCAGATAACTATTTTGCAAATCCAATATATTTAGAAAATATATATGATTCTTATACTGGTGGGGTGGGTAGAATGGCTAAAGATGCCATTAATACTATAGCAATTAAAGGTGGTATTATAGATGATCCTATTAGACCTTCTGATCCACTAACAAAAATACCCGGTATTAGAGTATTTCAAGCTAAAGATGTTTATGGTTATTCTAAATCAATACAAGAATATTATAATAAAACAAAAGATTATAAAACTATAATGAATACAGTAGATTATTTACTTAAAATTGGAGATACAAAAAGATATTTAGAGTTAGCAACAGAAGTTGATTTTGACATAAAAGCAGTTATAGAGATAGAAGATAAAATGAAAAGTGTATCAAAAGATATAAAAACTATATATAATGTTAAAATGAAAGATGATGGTACATTGTTTACTCCAGAAGAAAAAAGAGATTTAATAGATGATCTTTATAAGGTAAGAATTGGTTTAGCTCAAAAGGCTTTAAAAATTATTAAAGATTTTGAAAAAGAAAAAAAATAGTATATAGGTAAGATAATATGACAGTATCAAGCACAACAGTAAAAAGCACAGCATCAGGTGATGGTAGTACAACAAATTTTACTTATTCATTTAAGATTTTTGCGGAAACAGATTTAAAAGTAATTATTAGATCGTCAACAGGAACTGAAACTATCAAAATATTAGCTACTCATTATACAGTATCTGGTGTTGGAGATGCTAGTGGAGGTTCAATTACTTTCACGTCTGGCAATGTTCCAACAAATACTCAAACAGTAGTTATTAAAAGAGAAGTTCCGCAAACTCAAGCGATAGATTATATCGCTAATGATCCATTCCCTGCGGAATCACACGAAGAGGGTTTGGATCGTGCAACTATGACTATCCAACAGATGCAAGAGGCACTAGACAGATCATTTAAAGTATCTGCAACTAACCAAATTGATACACCAGAATTTACAGATAATGCTGCTACAAGAGCATCTAAAACTTTAGGATTTGACAGTACAGGTCAAAAATTAACAACAGTTGCAGACTTTCTACCGGCAGGTGGAGATAGTGCAATGTTTCAATACTCAACAACAACAGGAGACGCAGATCCCGGAGCAGGAAAATTTAGATTAAACAACGCAACAATTTCTAGTGTAACAGCAATGTTTATTGATGATTTAGAATTTAATGGCACAGATGTTTCAGCATGGATTCAATCATGGGATGATGTTGTAGGTAACGATACTAACAGAGGAAGAATAAGAATTTCAAAAGCAAATACATTAGATACTTGGATGGTATTTAAAGTTACTGGTGCAATTACAGATGCTAATGGTTATTCAAAAATTACTTTAGTTTATATTGATAGTGCTGGTACTTTTGCTAACAACGATAAAACATTTGTTTCTTTTGTAGCATCTGGAGAAGATGGTTCAATACCCGGATATTTTTATAAGTTTGATACATCTACAACTACTGGAGACCCCGGTGCTGGAGAAATAAGATTTAACAATGGTACATATGCTTCTGCTACAGAAATTTATATAGATGATGCTGACGCAAATGGTGTAACTGTTTCTACAGATATTTTAACTTGGGATGATTCAACATCTACTATTAGAGGTTATCTAATGATCTACGATATTAACGATAGATCAACTTATGCAAGGTTTAAAATTACAGGTGCCTCTACCGCTTCTAGTGGTTTTGTAAAATTAGCAGTAGCTCATTTAGCATCTAATAATACTTTTAGTGCAGCTGACGAACTATCTATTACTTTTGTAAGAAATGGTGATACTGGAAATACTGGTTCACAAGGTACTCAAGGTAATACAGGAAATACAGGTTCTACTGGAGCTGCTGGTACAAACTCACAACTTTCAATGACTTGGAACAGCTCAACTTCTGATGCTGATCCGGGAGCAGGTAAAGTAGCTTTTAACAATGGAACTGTAAGTTCAGTTTCTATTTTATATGTAGATGATGCAGAAGATGGTGGAGCTGATATATCTTCTTTTGTTCAAAGTTGGGATGATGTATCTAATGGAGCTGCAAGAGGAATTTTAACTATTACTAAAGAAGGTACACCAGCTACTTTTGCTTTATTTAAAGTAACAGGAGCTGTAACAGATGCAAATGGATATACTAAAGTTCCAGTAACTCATGTAGTTTCAAATGGAACATTCTCAAATACAAATGGTATTGGAGTACATTTTAGTTATTCTGGTGTTGATGGATCTGGTAATGTTTCAACAGATGGAACACAAACTTTAACAAATAAAACTTTAACTTCTCCTAAAATTGGAACAAAAATTTTAGATACTGCAGGAAATGAATTATTAAATCTTACTGCAACAAGTTCGGCAGTTAATGAACTTACATTAGCAAATGCCGCTACAGGAAACAAACCAACACTTACTGCATCTGGGGGTGATACTAATATTAGTGTAGCAATACTACCTAAAGGTAGTGGTCAAATAATAATAGATAATTTAACTTTTCCAGCAGCAGATGGATCAGCTAATCAAATTTTACAAACTAATGGTTCTGGTGCTTTATCTTTTGTAGATAACTCTGGTGGAACTTCTTGGATAGCAGCAGTTAAAACTGCAAACTTTACAGCAGCAGCTGGAGAAGGTTATTTTATAAATACAGCTGGTGGTGCTTTTGAAGTTGATTTACCCGGTTCTCCAAGTGTAGGAGATGAAATAGAGTTTGTTGATTTTTCAAGAAATTTTGCTACAGCTGCACTTACATTAGATCAAGGTTCAAATAAATTTCAAGGTTTTACATCTCCAAAAGCTATTTATAACACAAGTGGTGAAAATATTAAAATAGTTTATTCTGGGTCAACGCAAGGTTGGATTCCAGTTAGAGATGATGATGTAAGTTTTAAAGTAGCTCAATCTTATGCAGTAGATTTTTTATGTATCGCTGGTGGCGGTGGCGGTGGTGCTGATAGAGGTGGTGGAGGTGGAGCAGGAGGATATAGAAATTCTTTTGCAAGTGAAACTTCTGGTGGTGGTGGTTCATCTGAAACAGCTTTACAATTAGTTCCGGGAAATCAATACACAGTAACTGTAGGTGGTGTAGGTGCTGGTGCTGGTGTACCTAATCAAAAAGGAACGAGTGGAGTGAACAGTTCAGTAGCTGGTACAGGTATTACTACTTTAACTTCTGTTGGAGGAGGTGGTGGTGGTTCTGGATTTTCTGCACCTTTAACAACAGGTATATCTGGTGGTTCTGGTGGTGGTGGTGCTGGTAATGCTGCACCGGGTTCTGGTACATCTAATCAAGGTTTTAATGCAGAAGCTGCAAATCCAACTGGCTCAGGTGCTGGTGGTGCTGGAGAAGCTGGTGGAACTGATGGAAATGCTCATGCTGGAGATGGTTTAGCATCTGCGATCACTGGTTCTTCTGTTCTTAGAGGTGGTGGCGGTGGTGCAAATAGAGATGGTACTGATGGAGGAGATGGTGGAACTGGTGGTGGTGGAAAAGGTGGACAAACTAATCCCGGTGGAAATGCTTTATCTGGTTCGACTAATACTGGTGGTGGCGGTGGCGGTGGTGGTGGAAACTCTCCACAAAGAAATGGTGGTAATGGCGGAACAGGAGTAGTTATTTTATCTATGGCTGACGCAGATTACACAGGAACAGTATCTGGAAGTCCAACAGTAGCTACTGGAGTTAGTGGCAAAACAGTTTTAACATTTAACGCATCTGGGAGTTACACAGCATAATGGCACATTTTTGTAAATTAGGAATTGGAAACATAGTTGAACAAGTAGTTGTAGTATCAAACGATATTGCTACAAGTGAACAAGCTGGAGTAGATTTTTTAAATGATCTTTACAAAACTCCTTATGATATTTGGAAACAAACATCTTATAATACTAGAGGTAATGTTCATGCTTTAGGTGGAACACCTTTTAGAAAAAATTATGGTGCTGTGGGTTATTATTATGATCAAACAAAAGACGCATTTATGGAAAAAAAACCTTTTTCATCTTGGGTATTAAATGAAACAACTTGTCAATGGAATGCACCAGTTGCCTATCCAGATGATGATAAAGAGCATGATTGGAATGAACAAAATTTAAGTTGGGATTTGCGAGAATAAATATATACTATCTGTGTGGTGGATAGAAAAAAACAATCAAATAGTTTAAAAGACTATATATTACATTTAAATAATTGGATTCCCAAAAACATTTTAAATAAAACTATTAATGAATTATCTAAAGATAAAACTTGGGAACAACATACTTTTACAAATCAAAGAACATTAAAAAATCTTCCTTTAAATGGAAACAAAGAACTTGATGTTTCTAATGGTAATAATTTAACACACCTACAAGATTTACATGATTTAACATGGAAAGCATTAGAGAAATATATTCTTATTGATAAGTTAGGTGGTAAAGCATTTGATGGCTGGAATGGATTTAGTCAAATTAGATTTAATAGATATAACAAAAATCAAATTATGTCTAAACATTGTGATCATATTGTAAGTTTATTTACAGGAGATAGGAGAGGAATACCAGTTTTAAGTATTGTTGCTGTTTTAAATGAAGATTATAAAGGTGGTGAGTTCATAATGTTTGATGATTATGAAATAAAATTTAAAGCTGGAGATTTAATAATATTTCCATCTATATTTTTATATCCACATCTTGTTAAACCAGTTTTAAAAGGAACAAGGTATTCGTTTGTTTCTTGGTGTTATTAAATGAAAGAATCCTCAATACAAAACATATTTCCAACTCCAGTTTATATGACAAATATAGACAAAGAGTTTACAAAAAAAGAATTAGATTTTGTTTATAGTCAAAAAAAACATACTGTTAATAATGATGGTAATACAAGCACCATTGATAACTATATATTAAATAGAAAAGAACTAAAAAATATTAAAAAACTTATTAATATAGCTTGTCAGGATTATTTAGATAAAATTATATGTCCATCAAATGATTTACAACTTTATGTAACTCAATCTTGGTTAAATTTTACAGAACCTAATCAATTTCATCATAGACATGAACACCCTAATTCAGTAATTTCTGGAGTATTGTACTTAGATACTGATAAAAATAATGATACTATTAAATTTTTTAATCCAATTAAATATCAACAATTATTACCCGAAGTTAATAGTGATAAATATAACTTTTACAATTCTAGTTCTTGGTGGTTTCCTGTAGAAATTGGTCAGCTAATAATGTTTCCATCTTCAACAACTCATCAAGTAGATAATAAAAAAGGTTCTAACACTAGAATAAGTTTAGCTTTTAATACTTTTTACAAAGGTTCATTAGGAGTTAATAGAGAATTAACTGAATTAAAGTTATGAAATTTTTTGATTTAAAATCTTTTTATATTTTAACCGATATAAAAGAACACCAACAAAACAAAAATAAATTATTATCTTTAATAAATAAAATGAAATTATCTACCATAAATAATGGTAATGATGTTGTTTCAAAAACAGATTGGAATTTACCCAAAGAAACCAAAAGAGAATATATAAATTTTTTTTACAAAATGGTTACACCTTATATGAATGATATGGCTGTTAAATTAAAATGTAAATCTTGGGATATTTCAAATGCTTGGTATCAAGTTTATAAAGAACAAGACACTCATGGTTGGCATATCCACGAAAACAATAATTACACAAATGTTTATTATATAAATTTACCAGAAAAAAATATTAAAACCGAATTATATGATGTTAAAGATAATAAAGTTATAGATGAAATACAGATAGAAGAAGGTCAGTTATTTACTTTTCCAGCACATATTATTCATAGATCACCACCTAATACATCTAATAAAATAAAAACTATAATTTCTTTTAATTCTAATTTTACACAAATAAATTTAACATAAACACTATTGATACTATCATTTAAAATGATATAAACTTTCTGCAAGTGAGTATTTCCACACACACCAATATTCACTTGCTTAACTATGTATTAATATTATGAAATTTATTCTTATGCTTTCAGTATGTTCATTTGTTACAGGGGAATGTAAAGACCCAGTAAAGTACCAAGAAACTTTTGACACTTGGAAGGAATGTGCGATAGTAGCTTTAGATACAAGTATACAATATTTAGAACTTATGGATAAAGATACAGTAAATAAATTTAAATTATCAACGCAATACACTTGCACACAAGATAAAACAATCTAATGCCTAAAAATTCTGCAATAGATAGAATAGAATCACACGAAAAACTTTGTCGTATCATGCAGAAACAAACTCACGATAGAATGAAACAACTAGAAAATCAAATTACAAGAATAGAAAGACATATGTACTATGCTATGACAGCATTAATAGGTGGTATGTTTACAATTATAGTTATATTATTTCAAAAACTTTAACTCTTAGGTCTTTATGGCTAATAGAAAAACAAATATAGCTGGTTTAACACAAGAATTAAAAGTGCAGTTGCGTCTAGCTGATGATCCAAATATGATTGTATTTACACCTTTAGGTGGTAATGGACCAGTAGATATAGTAACATTAAACCTTACAACTGGAGAGTATCAAGGGTATGATGTTAAGTCTAAAAATTATAGAAAAAGAGATTACATGGCAAGTGATGGTTATGAAAGAAAAAGAATAGGCAGCCTTATACATAGAGCCACAACCCCAGAACAAAAAAAATTAAAAGTCAAAATTATATATGAATAACGATAACTCAGTAGACATTCTAAATGAATACAAAGATCAAGTTAGAATATTAAAAGGACAAATTAATGAACTTGAAGATGCAGGTAAATCAAAAGATGCTGCTAATAAAAGATGTTTGCAAAAATTAGAGTTTTGTACTAAAGACTTAGATGATGCTTTATCTAAAATAGAAAAATTAGAGGAGAAGAAAAATGTGGATTAGTGCAATCAAATTAGCAGTTAATGCTGGTTCTCACATATATAAAAAGAAACAAGAAACTCGTATGAATATTGCCTCAGCACAAGCAGTTCATTCTGAAAAGATGGCAAATGGTGAATTGGAATACAAAGCGAAAGTTATTGAGAGTAATGATAATGGTTGGAAGGATGAGTTTGTCCTCATTCTGGTATCTATGCCTATGTTGTTATTGGTTTGGTCTGTGTTTTCTGACGATCCAGAGATTCGTACTAAACTAAATTTATTTTTTGAGTATTTTAAACAGCTTCCATATTGGTATCAAGCAATTTTTATAGGTGTAGTTAGTGCTATCTATGGTCTTAAAGGTGCAGATATAATGAGGAAAAAATGAAACATATAGTATTATTTGTTTACCATTATTCTAGTAAACTAAACACTTGGTCATGGCAAAAACTATGGGGAGATAGAGTTAAAGGATTAGGATATAAAAAGTGAGTAGAAATATACTGACTAACAGGAAAAAATGGCAAGAGTAAAGTTCAACGTAGCTGACCAACCTCACGAAAGAATACCAAAGAAAACAAGCATAGGCAGACGACCTAAATTATCTTCCATGAATAAATCTAAAAAACTTCATAAAGGTAAGTCAAAAAATCGTGGACAGGGTAAGTAATATCTTATATTAGAAAGTCATAGGAGATAAATATGATTGATGAAATTAGAGATATGATCAAACACTATTTGGAAGATCACAAAAAAGCAGTAATTGCTATTAGTGTTATAATAATTATAGCATACATACTGTAGGTTTTTGTGAATGAATATTGCAGAACTATTCAAAAAGAATTTTGTATTAGTACCGGTTATAGCATCTGTTCTGTTTGGAACTTTTACTGGTGTAAAATATATAGTTGGTTTAACAGACACAATTAATAGATCAGAACAACATATTGTAAATCTTGAAAGAGATTTGAATGTTGCACAAAAAAGTTTAACAGATATAAATACAAGGTTAGCTTCTGCTGAAGCAACATGGCAAATGGCAGAGAACTTATATAGAACTTTAGCCGATCAAGTTAGAGAACACAGTTACGATATTAAAGATTTAAATAGGTAATGTATGGAGTGTCTCAAGATGGATTACAGATTTACTGCACTACTTATAGTTATGGTAACTCTACTAGCTTTGTTTGGTGGACCAGCTCAAAGTAGAAACGAATATTTAAATAATGGCTATAACACTTGTAACACAGGTTCGTTTGATGTTCGTATAGAAACAAGTGAACAAGAAAATGATTACAGACATTATAGTCCATCATCTAATTATGACAGCGACACCGATAGAGACGCATTAAGTTTTACTTACAGACACTTTTTAGGTTCAGCTTGTACAAAAGAATTTAAAAAAACACAGCAAGAAAATATAGAATTAAAACAACAGTTAGAATTAATGAAGATGTGTGGAAAAGTTAATAAAAATCCTACTTTAAAATACAATCCAAACTTTCATTTAATTGTTGCCAAATGTTCCGGTATAGTAATTCCAGAAAATAAAAGTCCTGAAGGTAGTCTTTGGGATGAATTAAAAGATGATTACAAAAAAGAAAACCCAGAGATTAAAATAATGGGAGATAAATTTATAGGATCAAAAAAAAAATTAATAATACCTAAGGATTTAACAGGAGAATTACCAGTACCTACAAATGATTGATAAATATATATATAAAGTTCTTGGTTTTTTTGATAAGTATATGGAATGGACTAATAGTTTATTTGCTCCAAGATGTAAATGTAAGAGAAAAAAGAAATGAAAATATCACAAGACACACCAGTAAGTATGCCAATCAAAAATATGATTGGAATAATTTTTGCTATTGTTGCAGGTACTTTTGCATACACAGAAATTACAGCAAGATTAACTAGCCTTGAGACATCAAGAGAATTAATGAACTCAGATTTATTAAAAAAGTCTGAACAGACTACTGTGGATTCTGAACAGTTTATGCTCTTAGAAGATTTGTACAAGACTACTGAAAAATTAGAAAAAAGAATAGAAGATATGATGCACAATAAAATTAATATAGAATTTGTAACTAAACAATTAGAAAAAGCATTAAATGATATTGAAAAAATAAAAGATAAAGTAAGACAAAATGGTAATGGTAGTCATGGTTGAGGTAGTTGTAGCATTACTGATGATTGTTAATGGCGAGATTAAAGAACATAGAATACAAGAATCTATGTCTCATTGTTTAAAAGGTAAAAGAGTAGCTAATAGAGTTTATAATGCTAATGTAGAATACCAATGTATAAAATCAAAAGCAGAAACAGAAATTTATATGGGTCAAAAATCAATTAAAAAATTAATATTAAGATAATGGCTATCAGAAAAACAACCACAGGTAAGAACGCAAACTACAGACCTACAAAATCTGGAGCTGGAATGACAGCCAAAGGTGTTGCAAGATATAGAAAAGCCAATCCCGGATCAAAATTAAAGACAGCAGTAACAGGTAAGGTTAAAAAAGGATCTAAAGATTCTAAAAGAAGAAAAAGTTATTGTGCAAGATCGGCTGGACAATTAAGAAACTCATCTGCTAAAACAAGAAATGATCCCAACTCAAGAATAAGACAGGCAAGACGTAGGTGGAAGTGCCGATAAAAAAGAAAACATGGGTAAGACCTAAAGAACAATCTTTAATCTGTGGATACTGCGAAACTTGTAATAAACAATTAATGAGTGATGCGGGTGGCTGGATAGTCACAGCAAACAAACAATATTTTTGCCATAATGGTAAAGATGGTAGTTGTTTTGACAACTATTGTGTGTTAAAACTAAAGCAACAAAAGGAAAATAATTATGTATGGTAAATCAAAAAGTAAAAGCAAACTAACAGCAAAACAAAAATCTTTGCCTTCATCTTTGAAGAAAAAGATTATGAACTCTAAATCTAAAAAGAAAAAATAATGGCTAAAAAAGGTTTGTATTATAATATAAATAAAAGAAAAAAAGCTGGTACATCAAGAACAAAAAAGAAATCTACAATATCTGCAAAGGCTTATAAAAATATGAAGTCAGGATTTAAGAAGTAATTTTTTATTTTTTCTTTCTAACTCTCTAACGTAAAGCCTAAGATCATCTATAGTATGTTCTAAATTTTCTATCTTTAATCTGTATCTTAGATTCCAATTAACACCTACAATACTTCTTTTATTTCTTGAAACTCCTGCCATATAGTTTGCTCCTCTGACCAATATCTTTTTTTATTATGTTTCATTCTTATTGAATGTAATACTGTGGTATGATCTTGCTTAAAATGTCTGCCAATATTTGTTAAATTCATTTTATATTTTTCTGATAATAAGTTGTGAATAATATTTCTTGCTCTAACAATATCTAAAGTTTTCTTTTTGCTTAACAATTCTACCTTTGATACTTCATATCTTTTACAAATGTATTCTATAATATTATCTATAGTTGATCTTTGTGGTGAAGAAAAAGAATAACCAGCTATTTTTAATAAGCTGTATTTATTTCTTTTTAAATGTTTTTTGGCTAACTTATAACCATTAACAAATGCGTTTTTATATATTTGTTGTTCCCTTGAATTTAAATCTTCGTATTGTCCTGCCTTCATAGCAAGTTTAATTTCATCAAAATTTGTATTTTTAGTCATAGATCCCCTCCATATTCCTTCAGTTTTTTTTAATAATAAACTAATGACTATCTAGCTGTCATTAATTCTTCTCTACATTCGCTAACTTTTAAAGCTAAGCTATAACTTTCAGCTTTTAACTTGTTAGCCTTTTGAACTGTGTGGACATATTGTTCACTTGCTTTTCTTTGCTTGTCCATCAGCTTCTGTAGACGATTCTTTGTCTCTACCATCTTGCTCCTTTATCACTTTTGTAAAATCAATTTTTAAATTACTGATTTTAATTTCTACAAATTCACCCTCGGTGCTAGGGTTTGCAGCTTTCTCCACGTCATCAAAACGTTCTTCTAGTGTAAAACTAGCCTCACCATGTTTCAATCTCTTATACTTATCCATTTTTATCCTTTTTGGCAACCTCTTTTTTGTGTATTTCTCTAGTCATTTTATTGTACACACTCATGTCTAAATAGTTGTCTGCTTTGAAATTTTTTGTTGATCTATATAGTTTTAATGCCATCATTAAATGACCTACTTGATGTGGTTTAATTCTTGTTCTTAAATTACCTGCAAGTATTATCGTAAACATTTCTGCTAACATAATAAAGTTTTCTTGATAATTACCATAATCTTTTTGGCGATCAGCAATAATCTTCTTCTCAATTTCTTGATCTATATCTGTAATTTTTTTGTCCATATTTTTTTGAAGTGTCTCGGGGAAGAAAACTACCGAAAGGGAACTAGAAAGAAAAACTCCCCCAAGACTAATACAAATTAGTTAAAACTTGTATGATGGTTTATTACCATAACTAGGTTTGCTTTGAAACCCTTTATTTTCTGGTACTGCAGGTTTATCATCATTAGAACTAGGTGGTGTCATCTTAATTGTGATACCGGTAATGTTACCTTGTTCATCTAACTCATTCCATCCAGCTTGATTGTGCCAAACTTCTCCTATCTTAACACCGATAGTCCACTTTTTACCCTCTGGTGCTTTTAGGTTTGGTGGTGCTACCCAATCTGGTTGATTGTCTGCGTTCTTATTTTGGTTTCTAACCAAGTTACACCATACTGTATCTTCATTCATGTTTTCTCCTTTGTTATTGTCAGCTTTTACTGACCATTATTTAATTGCAACTCTTTAGTTTCAGCAACATCTTTTATTTGTTGATAAACTTTAACGTTGTTTTTTATTAAATATTGAATGTGATTAGAATACTTTTCTGCTAAAATATTAAACTCTTTTAAATTTTTAGCTGACTTAATCTCATTCTTTATTTCTTCTACTTCAATACTATCATCAGCATAAGTAGGCTCTTCTATAGATTGCTCTACAGAATTTTGTTCAAATGGTTTAGGACTATATCCATCCTCATCTTTGATACCAGTTTTTAAATTTAATAAATTTAAGAACGCATACTTTCGTGAGTATGACATAGCATTACCAGTTCCAAACTTATCAAGATTGCCAAATGCTGAACAACCATCAACAAGTACATGTTGGGTTGGATCATCAATGTCATAAACTCTCATGGTACATACGACCATTACTTGTTTTATGTTTGGTACAATCTCTGTCAAATAATTACAGGTCGCATACAAACCATTATCTAATAATGATTGAGTTGCTGTTGCTTGTACATCATCATGCAGCAATGGATTGAAGTGCATACCATTTGCTTTTGCACCCTTCTTAACACTACCTGCACTTAAACAAGCATCATGTAGTTTTTGATATATATTTCTTTTAGTCATTGTTTAGTTCCTCGCAGTTTTCTTTATTTATTACATTCTGCCAATCAGAATTTTTTTCTACTTTCCAAACATAAGAAGTAATAATTATTCCTTCTTTATTTACAGTGCATTTTTTGCCAAACACAAGTTTAAATTTCGCTTCATCATGTGCATAAGCACTTGTTGTCATTATTAAAGACAACAATAATATCATTATTTTATTCATGTTTTTATTCCCCATAGGTTAGTTATTAGTTTCATTTGTTCTGGTGCTAGATCCTTATAATAAAAAGGATGATACATATCCGGAGCTTCACACATTTGTGCAAGTTCGGATAGACTTCCTTTGCAGAACATAATCATACGTTCCCAAAGTAAAATCTTATCAACCATTTTATAGTAAAGAAATTCCAGATGGTCTTTCTTCATCAACTCGTGTGTCTCATCAAAAACAATGTGATCCTTATCATTAACATAAATTAAGTAAGGTGTTTTCTTTGTACACATATAGTAGAACGAAGTCTGTGTAAGGTTATCTGTTGTAGGTTCAGTTGGCAATGCTTGACTACTCATTGTCCACTCTTCCTTATTCTTAACCTTTCTAATATTTGGTGGTTTTGTTTTTAACTCAATCATTATTTTATCTGTAAGATAATCCACCTTACCTAAAATATCTTTTATCATTGTCATTTCTTTTTTTCTAACTTGATACTCACAAATTAATTTGTCATCCTTAACTAAATTTTTAACAACTTTCTCTGTCACATCTATACAATCAATCGCATACTCAACCATTTGTTCTCTGGCAAATTTATCCTTGTTGTCTACCGGTGGCTTTTCGTTTATCATACCGAGTTCTGTTTGAAAAATTTTATTAAACTCTCTATCCCATTTTGGTTCTTTCATGGTAGATGTTTTCCAAATCTCATCTCCAATTAATTTTTGTACTGTGTTATTAACTAAGTTGCCAAAGTTAGCTTTATATCTAAATGGGAAAGTTCTTCTAATTTCTTGTGGAAAAGTATAACCAATTAAATTCTTTGCCATTGGTGATGACGTTGATGAGTATGACCAATGCTCTAAACCTTTACCACCATTAAATATTGAAAATGCGTCTTGTATTAGTTCTTCTTGTTTTTTCATAAGTTCCTTTCTTTTCACACTTATAAACTAATAAAACTTGTTGTCAAATAAAATATATAATATATACATCCATAATAGATTAATAAAGAAAGGAATTATGACACTTGAACAATATAGAAAAGATAAGAAATTGTCCTATTATGTCTTTGGACAAATGCTAGGACTACATGGACAAAATCCCGGAACATCTGTCAATAGATTTTGCTTGACAGCTAAAATAAAAAGATTTCCTAACCCAGAAATGGTAAAGAAAATTTTAGAGGTTACAAAAAATAAAGTTACGATAAAGGATTTATATGAAAGCTGGTGGGAAAAAAAAGTTTAAATACAAAAGAGTAAAAATAATTTGGCAAGATATAATTACAGATGCAAGTTGGTTTGATAGCCTAGAAGATGTTGAGAAATTAAATTTTCAATGGTGTGAAGATATAGGTTATCTTTTTTCTAAAGATATTAAGACAGTTAAAATATTTACTTCATTTAATTATGATGGTGATAAACTATCTGTTGGTAATGTAACAGTATATCCTAGATCAGTTGTAAAAAAGATAGAGGTGTTAAAATGACCTACGAGGGTATTTTTGATGAGATTGAATCTAAATACGAATTAGAAAGACAAAAAAAATATATAGAAAAACAAGCAAGTATAATTTTTTCACTTGAAAAAGAAATAGAAGAAAAGAATAACGAGATAATAATATTAAGAAATAAACTGAAAGAGGAATGGGAATGATTGAGATTTTTTTACAAGCACCAAAAGAACTACAAGTGTTGTGTTTATTTTTTGTAGTTTTTACTGTTTGGACTTTACTTAATGGCTAGACAAACCTACGCATTTTCTAATGGTGATTATAATGATTGGCATAGAAAATATGATGGCATTGCCATGATTGATATTGACAGTATTGAGTGCTGTCCTAGATGTTATGAGCCTTTGGCTATAATTGAGACTTGTTTTGACAAAGGACAGAAATACAAGGCTACAACCCTGTCAAAGATAGTCGCTAGTCGCTTAAATATACCCTGTTTTTTGGTGTTCTATAAAAATCTGACACCTGATAGCCTAACCTTTAGAATCAAACGTATAACAAGCTCTCAGACAGACTTTGATTACATGAATGAGGATCAATGGGTTGCCATCTTGCTAGACCTCCAACACAATCACAGAAAATTTTGCACCCATGAATAATAGTCGTGCTTTTTTGCACATCACATATAAGCTGTATGGATACCTTGATAAATTAAGTGGTACTAAAAAATCTAACTGTCTTAATTGCTATCTATCTTTAATGAAACACGCATGGAAAAAGAACAACTATGAGTGTGGTCTAAGATATTCAACTGTAGCTAAAGAGACCAAATTATCACGTATTACTGTCAGACGCACACTTGATACTTTAGAAAAATTAAATGTTATATCTACTGTTCGAGGTAGATCTGGTAAAACCTATAAAATCAACCAGCTATTTATTAAAACTGAATCAGATGGATCAATTATGCACATTAATAAAAATAAAATGTATATTAAAGATCACTCAGATGTATATAAAAGATCAGTATTAGAAGAAACAATATACATTAATAATATAGATAAGATTATAAGAGATAATAGAGGTGATAAAGATAGTTTAATACTAAACTTATCAAAGCTCCCCCCCGAAGAACTTAATTTAGATACTAAAAATCCATACTATGTAAAGTTGGCTAAAGCGAAGAAGATTGAAATGGATCGTGAGAGTAAGGCAACCTATGTCAATCCTCATAAAATAATTAATGAACTAACCAAGATAAGTAAGAATAGTAACCCGAGATACAAAGAGAAAGTTGCGTTCAATAAACGTAATAATTTAGACTATAAAGGTAGACCTAAAAAATGACAGACAAAGACAGATTAATATTTAGGATAAAAGACTTAATATTAAAATGTAGGTCACGAGGTAAATTTAAACTAGCTATAAAGCTAAAAAAGAAATTGGATAATTTGTAATGGTTGGTAGACCTATGCGAAAAGTCTTTTGCCAAGGCTTTACTCGTGCTGGTAGACGTATTGGTAAACTGATACCTTGTGGAATGAAGGGTTATGAACTTGCAAATGGTACGTATTACTGTAAATATCATGGCTATCAAAATGTCAAAGGGTTTAGAAAAGCTAAATTTACAGATGAAACAAGGATAAAACAATTAAGCAAACTACAACAATTTAGGAACTATACAGATGACCAACTCAAAGAATACTATTACAACAAAGTCAAAGTCAGACTTGATAACAACGAACCAAGCCGATACAATTTGCGAAAAACTCACGAGAGGTTTAACTCTTACCGAAATACTAGAGGAAAAACAGTACGAGTTCAGCTTGATGAAATTTTATCATTTCTTAAAAAAAAATCCCGAAATGAATGACAGGATAATAGAGGCTAGAAAAAATGGAATACAGACTTTAATAGATAAACTGTTGCAAGTCTTTCAATATCAGGAAATAGAAAACCCAAATCAAATACTATGGATCAGAGAAAAGACTAAATTTATTACCTTCCTCGCTAACAAGCTTACAGATTTATACTCGGATAATAAGGTTCAAAATGTTAAGACCGATCAATCAATTAAAATTTCATGGGAAGATAATCAAGATAATCTAATTGACGTTTCTGCTGATACTGTCGTTGATACTTCCGATAATAAAAACCTTTAGCATTTAAAATATTTATAAGTGTTAATCTCATAAGTTCTTTTAAATTTTGTTTTTGTGTTAGTTGTTTATTCATTTATGTACCACTCTGGCGGTATAACATCTGTTGTATAGATAGCTTTAGGATATTTATTTCTAACTTGTACATCTTCACAAAAAAAACAAGTATAATCATTATGATTATCACAACTTACACAATTTTTATCTGGTTTTACAAAATCTAAATTTATATATTTCATTTTATTTTTCCCTTTCTGTTTGCTTTGTCAATTATATCATCTGGCAAAGGTACTATATCGTAATCATAATGTATGGCTAAACTATGCTCATCAAGATCGCTTTCTTTATTTATTCTTGCTAAATAATCGTTGAAACCATTGATTAATTTAGTTATTTTACTACTATCATCATTCATATTTATTCCTCGCTTTCTGTTAATATATTTTTTAATTCTTGTTTATAATCAAAAGCATATTCATCAGATAATAAACATAAATCTTTAAACATATTTCTTAATAAATTATCATCAACTCTTTTAGGATCGCTTTTATAACAAGCATAAGCTAAAGCTGTTGAATATATATAATCAGTTTTTGTTTTCATTTATTCCTCGCTTTCTTTTAGTTTATAAAGTTTCTTGCAACATCTATTGCAAATAATAAAAAGCAACCAAAGAATAAAGTAAATCCTAAAGATTGCATTGTTGGGTCTGTTAATATTATAATCATACCAATCATTGAGCATAATAATAAAAGAACCCATTTAATAACTATTAACATATTTTTCCTTTCTATTTGTTTAAATCTGTTAATTTATATTCACCGCTTTTTATTTTGGCTCGTGTATCTTTTATAGTTTCATTAAGAAATATATTTCTATATTTGCCTGTGGTGTTGCTGTAGTTCCAATATTTTTGATCTAAAAATACTTGAACAGTTTCCCCTTCATAATCTTTTTTTACTATCATTGATCTATAAGATTGAAAATATTCATTTGTCTTATCATCAGTAATTATAAATTGATTGGCTACTTTGTTTCCGTTTGTGCTTGTCATGTTTTCAGTTTTCATAGTTTCCTTTATTTGTTAGTTGTTTTTATTATAGTCATGTTTGTGTCTTAATTTAGGCAACATTTTTTTCTATTTCTATTAGTCTGTCATAACCTTTCCATACATAATTTATATTTTTGTCTGTTTCTTTTTCTTTCCCTGTATCGTGTACCATATCGTAATATTCAACAGCTATTAATATTCTTTCAATAGCTTCTTTTATTGTCATGTTTTTAGTTTTCATAGTTTCCTTTATTTTTAGTTATTATTAGTATAGTTATTATTGTGGCTTAAATTAGGCAACGTGATCTAATTTAATTTTTGTTTCCTTTATTGATTTAATGTCAATGTCTTTACTTCTGTTACAATTAAAAAAGTATTGTGCCAATTCATTATCTTTTAAAATTGATATTTCATTATAAATTTGAGGTGTTATTTTCTTAAAACCCTTACCCATAACAACATATAAATTAGATGTATTATTTTGATTAAGAATTTCAATAATATCCCCACAAGATGTTGATCTAGTTTCAACTGTTGGCAACATATTAAAACCTAAATTTTCTGTAATCCATGCTTCATTTAAATTTTGAGTACGTTTAAAAACATACTCTAATGTTTCATCTATATTTTTATTAGTTGGCATTTTCATTGTAGCAACATGGCTAATTTCATTTTCAAATGCT